GCGCACGGTCCAGGCCAGTCCCGGCCATGTAGACCTGCATCTGCACAAAATGCTCGGGCTTTGACTTCTCCACGCCATCCTTCACCAGAGCATCAAACGACTTCTTGCTGTGCGTCTTGAACTCGGCCACGTGCTTGGTCTTCGGCGCTTCAGGCACGCCAGAGTCGATGATCGCGTCAAGGCTTCCCGACACATGGCTGCCAAAGTCAACACGGTGCTGGCTCGACACCTTGCGCACATCCATGCCGATTGCACGCAGGTCGCTGATGATCGTGGCCTCCTCATTCTGTCCACGGCGGAACAATCGCAGGATCCGGCCAGGAAAAGACGGCTGCACCGCCCAGCGGAACGATAACCACAGCCAACGGTCGCAAGGGTGGCCCAGGCCACTGGCTCCCATGTGAGGGCGCGGCTCCTCCTTCTTGGCCTCATGCGCTTTGTCAATCAAGGCCTGGATGGTATGCTCTGACTCGGGAATCTTCATATTGTTTCTCCTTTGAGAATTTGCCCAGGCCCTCAACAGCCTGGGCATTTTTTTCGCTTACTTCTTAGCCCAAGGCGGCGCGGCCTTGGCGGTGGCAGCCTGAGCAGCCTCAGCCTGCTTCACAAAAGGCGGCACAGCAGCGGCAGCTGGTGCAGCACTTCCAGACATAGACTTGAAGCCCTTCACCTCGTTGCTGGCGCCGTACTGCGCGTCGTTCTTCACATCCAGCTTGATCGACAGACTGTTGCCAATCAACTGGTCGGTGTCCGTGACCTTGGCCAAGCCGATCGCACGCATGATGTCCCCCAGCTGCTGGCGGCCAATCTCCTCGGCCTTCTGGTTCGGGTTTTTGATGTTCAGGTTGCCAAACACCACACGGCCTTGATGGGTCGGGCCCGTCACGTCGTAGCGCAGCTTGATGTACTGGCCATTGCCTGCCTTGGTGTCCTTCAGCTCAGCCTGCGTGATCGTCACCGTGTACCAACCAGCTGGCAGCGGGTCAAAGTTTCCACCAGTGCCCTGGGGCAGTTCGTTGACGTCAAATGCTTCGTTGAGAAATGCCATGATATTTACTCCTTGGGGATGATTTTGAAAGATGGGCGGCCAGGCTTGGCCGTAATTGCACCGGCCAAAGGCCCAGTAATCGTCGCGTCTGTTGCCTTCCAGATCGCCATGTTCAGTTCGGGCTTCCAGCGGAACAGCTTGGCCAAGTGGTCTGTCAAACCAAACTCGGCGGCCAGCTCCTGCACCTTGTCGCCATCGACCTTGCGATCAATGCGGCCAGAGATCTTCACCACAAAGCCCTCTGGCTCCGCAGTCTCAGTGCCCTCGAAGTTCTCGGCCACAGCCAACAGCTTGACAATCTGGTCCTCGATCTTGCGGCGCTCGCCGGTTGCCTTTTCCTCGTCAGCCTTGTGCACCATCCACTGGCGCGACAGTTCTTTCAAGTCGGGCTGCATCATGCTTTGCCCCCGATCTTGGCAATGATCGCGCCCAGGTCTGGGGCTTCCCAGCCTGACAGCTTGCCCGAGCGATCCTTGGCCAGCCACAGGCCATCCGAGTCGCACATCAGGGCTCGTTGCGTCACGCCCTCAGCGTCGCGCTCGACCCGCAGGGCCAGCACCTCATCGAAAAAGTAAGGCAAAGCCTGGCCAGTCTTATTGCCAGGCATAGAGGGCGAATACAGCACACGGCCCATCTCGTCCTGCGTCTTTTCCAGCTTCGCGCTCATGTAAACATGCTTGCCAGGCAGGTCACGGAAGGCGCGGATGATGTCGGCCATCTGCTCCTGCATCGCACCATAGGCGGCCCGAGGATCTTTGTTTGCCTTCTTCTCAGTGTTCAGGCATACCTCAGCAATCTCGCTGATCGAGTCCAGGGCCACCGACTGGAATCCGCCAGCTTCTTCGCTGGAAGTCAGCCAGGAATAAGCCTCGCGCAGATCATCCATGCTGGCGATCTCAATGTAGGGCAGATCAGCGTCCTGAATGGACAACAAACCACCCTCAGCACTCAGCACCACCACATTCGGCAAAGTCTTGACCAGCGTTGTCTTGCCAGCCCCAGCCTGCCCATAAACCAACAACTTCACACCATTGGCTGTCAAGCCTCCGGTCGTCTTCAAATTGATCGCCATGATTGGCTCTCCTTCTTGTTTGCACCACTGTCAGGGAATCTGTTTGTGGTGTGCTTGCATTGTAAACACAAAATCGGGTATAGTTCAAGCACTCCCGCAAATATTTTTACAGAGGTGCAAATTATGATGACTGTTGAGCAAATCAAGAAAAGGCTGGAAGATGCCAATCTCAAGAGGGTGGCTGAAAATGCAGGCGTGCATCCGGCCACGGTCTACCGCTTCATGCAAGAGGAATCCAAACCCCTCTATGAGACGGTCAAAGCCCTGAGCGATTACCTGAGCAGGCAGGAGGCAACAGTCAATGGCTGACCTCTCCAAAGTCCTCGGCGGCCCATGGGCACCACCACCAGAGAAACTGGTTGCACCACCAGAAGCACAGCTCATTGATGCAATGCGTGCAGCAGGCCTAGAACCACCAGACGAGATCCTGATGGACGGCAAGATCCACCGCTTCAAGTCAGGAACCAAGGGAACGCCAGGCATCGACAAGCCAGGCTGGTATCTGGTTTTTGGGGATGGCATCCCAGCAGGCCGGTTTGGTTGCTGGCGCATGGGCATGGAAGTCACATGGCGTGCAGACGTTGGCCGCAAGCTCACAGAGTTTGAAGAGATGGCCCACGCAAGGCGCATCAATGAGTCCAAGGTCTTGCGCGAAGCTGCACAAGAGCGCCAGCACCAAGTCGCCAGCGAGACAGTTGAGAAGATCTGGCTCAGTGGCGGCGCAGCTCACCCCGATCATCCCTACCTTAAGCGCAAAGGCATCCAGACCCATGGCGTGCGCATCACCGGGGACGGGCGCTTGATGGTCCCCCTCTACGATCAAGAGGGCAAACTCAGCACCCTGCAATACATTGACGAGGACGGTGGCAAGCTCTACCACCCAGGCGGAAAATCAGGCGGCAAATTCTGGATGGTCGGCACAATGGACGAACCAGGCACGCTCTATGTGGCAGAAGGCTTTGCCACAGCTGCGACAATTTACGAAACCACCAGCCGCCCTTGCATCGTGGCCTACAGCGCCAGCAGCTTAGTGCCAGTCACAGCCAGCCTGCGCGAGATGTACGGTGAAAATCAGGACATCGTTATCGTGGCAGACCATGACAAACACGGCGTCGGCCAGCGCTACGCAGACCAGGCCAGCGCAAAATACGGGGCCAAAGTCGTCATCCCACCCATCGAGGGCATGGACGCCAACGACTACGCCCAAGCAGGGCACGACTTGGCCAGCCTCCTCATGCCCTCCCATGATGACTGGCTCATCCCGGCGGATGACTTCTGCTCCCAGCCCTCCCCCATCAGCTGGCTGGTCAAGAAGTGGATTCAGTCCCAGGCCTTGGTCATGGTCCATGGGCCCAGCGGCGGCGGCAAGACCTTTGTCGTGTTGGACTGGTGTCTCAGGATGGCCAGTGGCATCGAGGACTGGTCAGGCCACAAGGTCAGGCCAGGCAATGTGGTGTATCTCGCAGGCGAAGGCCATCACGGTCTGCGTGGCAGGGTCGCAGCCTGGAAGCACCACCATCAAGCAGGCAAGCTCAAGATGTGGCTCTCCAAAGACGGCTGCGATCTCAACACCCCCACCGGCTACCTCAAGGTGGTCGAGCAGGTCAGGATTCTCCAAGAGCGCCCCAGCGTCATCGTGGTCGATACCCTGCACCGCTTCCTTCAAGGCGATGAGAACTCAGCCCAAGATGCCAAGACCATGCTGGATGCCTGCAACGCCCTTATGATGGAATTCAACTGCTCAGTGATCTTGGTGCACCACACCGGCGTGTCAGACGAAGCCCAGCACAGGGCCAGGGGATCATCAGCATGGCGCGGCGCTCTCGACATCGAGATCAGCATCATCCCAGGCAAAGACGACCAGCCCATGCAAATCGTCCAGCGCAAGTCCAAAGACGCAGAACTTGCCGAGACCGTTTTCGTGGAACTTCACACAGTCGAGATCTTAGGCTGGCGCGATGAGGATGACCAGCAAGTAACAAGCGCCGTGGTTGTGGAGGCCTCAGCACCAGTCAAAGCCGACAGAAAAGACAGCAAGCTGGACACCCATCGCAAGACCTTTGAAAACGCTTGGTGGTCATCAGGTGCTGAAGAACGTAATGGTTTACCCTATATCAGCCG